ACGGCGGACGTCTTTTACTTCCTTTACCAGCCATTTTTACTATTATATATTATGAATTCTCTTTATCAAGTTTTATTTCAATCGATTGGAGAACGTTATTAAAATTATCCACTACCCAACACACACCTGCACTAGCGAAAGGAAATAATATATATTCATTCTTACTAATAAAATACACAATAACACCAGACCAAAAACCTAAACATAAACTACATTTAAATAATTCTCGAATAAAAGATATTTTTGTAACAATATTTCTTGCAAGGTTAAGAATAGTACCATATTTGAGAATAAACATTAAACCAATACATGCTAATAAATCAATAAAAATAATTATTCCTCCTTTAATAGCTTTTCTAGTGCTTGATCAATTAAACGCGCTTGAGATATATTCATCTTTACACTATTTCCATAATCATCAATAATTTTAACCATTTTATTGTCCTCAGTTAATGAAATTTCTGGACAGCAAGCCTTTCCACCACACAATAGAATAGATTTCATGTAATTATTTATTAAGTTGATTTATAAATTATCTATCGTATAATGATCTTATATGAGTGATCAATTACTGCAATACGCAAATGGTAATCAACCCCAGACTGAAGAAGAAAAAGAAATAATTATCGAGAATGCTGCAGCGGCTTATGAACAATATATGGACGCGCTCGGTTTTGATTGGAGAAATGATCCTAATAGCTTCGATACACCTAGAAGAGTCGCGAAAGCATTTGTAAATGACCTAGCAGAAGGGTGTTATAACAAACCACCAAAAATTACAGCGTTTGATAATGTCGATAAATATGATGGTTTAGTTTTTCAAGGTAATATTACAGTACATTCATTTTGTTCTCACCACCATCTACCGTTCGTAGGTAATGCTCATGTATCATATATACCTGGCAAAGATGGAAAGGTAATAGGATTAAGTAAATTAAATAGAATTGTTGAATGGTTCTCGAGACGACCACAAGTACAAGAAAACCTAACTATGCAAATCCATAAACACATCGATAAAGTATGTGAAGAAAATAAAGGAGTTGCGGTCTTAGTAGAAGCAGATCATATGTGTGCGTGTATCAGAGGAGTTAAGCACAATAGTACAATGAAAACTGCTAGAATGTCAGGTGCATTTTTAGATAAAGGAGATCTTACGAGACAAGAATTTTATGATTTTGTAAGAGACTTAAAGTGAGTCAAAAATTGCTTTAATTTGCTCAGGACTGACATGCTCTGGTATGTCAGTTTTTATTTGTTCAAAGTTATCAAAGTTATCCCTTATATTACTAGCACTATAAGGCCGACCAGCTACGTTAGATACAACATCTACTGCAGTCTCTTGCGGATCAGAAACATCTAATTCTAATCCTTCTTTTTCAGCCCACGACTGCGCAGACGTCCATCGTTTCCAATCGTTATCTTTTTTACTAGCACCTAATATAACAGTAGTACCTGGGTCAAGTGTTTTTAATGATTCATACGCAGCTGTAACAGGTGATGGAAACTCAGAAATACTAATTGTAACATTATTAAGAGGCTGTGAATACAATTCAAATATTTGTTTAGCTGCTGCTGGTGTAATTAATTTACCATCCTTAGTTCTTCTCTCACTCTTAGCTGATGGTGCTGAAATTAAAACATGAACTTGACCTTGAGGGTATGTTTCGCTATATTGTTTGACCATTTCATAATGGCCTTTATGAGGAGGTTTAAAACTCCCGGGGACAAGAACAACTACTCTGTCGTTTTTTTTTAAGTCTTCGATAGAAAGCTTACTACGCAAGTCACTTAATTCAAAATTTTCAATAAGAGCATCTATTTTAGAATTAAAAGTTTCACCTATTCCTTCTTCACCAACAATCCTCTCCAAAACCTTAGTAATTTCTTTTGCAGTTTCAGGTTGTACGTCTTGTGTGATCAGCCCCCGGTCGATCCCCATATCGGCTAAATTTATTGTTTCTAAATCTGTATTTAAACAATCTTTCGCTAAGTTAACAAGAAACACTTCCCCCTCTGTAGTTAATGGCTCTGTTTCTGTAGGAGGTGGTACATCAGCTGCATCTGGCACAGGCGGTGTCGCCGCTGCATCTGGCACTGGTGCAACTTCGTCACCCTCTGCCTCTGCCACCTTTTTCTTAGGTTTAAACTCCTTGTCATCATCAGCAAGACGATGCTTCTTAAACTTCTTATTCTTATCCGGACCTTTCTTAAGTACAAATTCATCACCTTCTGCTTCGACCACCTTTCCCTTTTTCTTTGTAGCCGCGACAACCGGTTTCTTCTTAAGAGTTTTTAAGATCTCTTTTCTCTTTTGTTGAGCAAGCCGGGCAATTTGTTTCTTTACTGGATCCTTAGTCGTACCAGCTTCAACTTCTTTTTCGATACTATCGATATCTGCTTGATTGGACTGCGTAGCAGTAGGTTTTTTATTAACACCTAAGAATTCATCTATTTTAGTAACAAACTTGCTCACTGTAATTATTTATAGGAGAGAAAGTTTATTTCTTATGTCTTCGAAGTATGTTTTGTCTAAAAACGTAAGATCGTACTTCTTACAGAAATATTGAAGTTTATTAAAATAGAAATCTCTAGCTTGATTCTTTCTTAATTTTGTATTTAAAACTATACAGAGTTCATCACGAAAACCATCACATTTAACCCTTTTCTTAAAATCAGTAAATGAATATGGTTCTTTTAATGTTATCACAGGAAACTTTTTACTAAAAATATCTAAAAATGATACATATAATTTATTTAACTCGTTGCTTGTATCAAAGAATATAACGGGTTTATACTTTCTATTATACTTTTTTAATACCTCGCATGTATAATATATAAAATAATGAAATACATATTTTTTATGGTGGCTATTATTGATTTTTATCTCAGAATCGAATTCTGATATTTTGGAAATCGATTGATTATGTACAAACTGTAATACAGGTGTAAAGTTTACTGCCTTAAAAAATGAATCAGGTACTCTATAACTTAAGTTTTTGTGCTTCGTTAAGCTTTCTAATTCCATTTGCATTATTCTTCCAAAAGTCTGTATAACTAGTTATAATATATTTGTCATTATACCGCAAGTGATTTTTAAATCGGAAATAATAGGACAGCTTTGTAGGAAATAGTATATAACTACCTTTTCGAGTTACTTTAATAACTAAAAACCAATTATCTTCGCTTTCAGCTTGTTGAATCCATTTGTTTAAGGTTTTATTGTCTGTAAAGCATTTATGATAGTCAAATGTTTTATAGCTTTTACACTCAATCTTAAAAGAAGACATGCACGGAGGTACCATAATATCTCCATCCATCATACGCTTTTGATCTTCCGTTAGTCGATCAAGTCGGTGAAAATTAGCGCCTCCAGTATAGGCTCCGGAATTTGGAACTCTAATAAAATTTTCATTAAACGTTTCACTTAAATCTTTAGCAACATCACGCTCCCAACTGTTCCCTTTTTGCTTCGCGGCACTAGGCATTATATAATTATATACTATCTAGCCAGATCTTGCAAGTTAATAAATTTAAGAACTGCATCTTTAGGTATTTTCTCAGTCCAATAATTACCTTCATCTGCAGGATTTAATTCTGGTAATTTATCTCTATCTAATACTAATAAATAACCTCTACCGGTTTTTTTGTATTCATGAAACGCAAACCTACCTGCTAATTGAATATCATCTGAAACGTATGAACCGGTTATACCTTTACGTGTATTACCAACACCTCGAGATACTACAAAACCATTTTTAATTAAATTTTTATATTCTGCAGAAGATATACCCCTATAAGCTTCGTTGGGATTATTTTGTAATTTTGCAATATTAGCAACTATACTTTCTTGATCTTCTCCTTCTGGTGGAAATAAGAGATAATCATATATTGATTTACTTTCGTTTAGTTTTTTTTTACTCTTTTTTTTCTTCTTTTTAACTTTACCTTTGCGTTTTATAGTAACTCCTAATACTTTAGGTAATCTACAATCCTCAGGTGCATATGTATCACCATCTGCGTATTCTCCTCCACCTTGGCCACCTCCCATAGCCATACCGACTGAAGCCATTGTATTATCTGCTATATACTGAGCAACTGCTTCATCGAATAATCGCATTTTAATTATTTAGTTGATTTATGCACAAATGTACTATAATAAATAAATGGATGTTGGTGATATTATTAATCAATACCTCGAGGAGGCGAATCTAGATACCGATTTAGATCGGTTAGAGGTTATTAACACTCAAGAAAGACTAGTAAACAATAAGCATAAATGGTCAGCTAGGCTTATTAATCATAAGATAAATTTAAATAATCTTAAATTTAAAAAAGAATCTGCATTAGAAGATAAAGTTACAGAATTTCAAAATACAGAACCCGTTAGAGTTAGTAGATCTATTGCAGAAAGAGCAGTACGCAATAAAAAAGAAATTAGAGCTTTAGACGTAAAAATAAAAAACGAACAACTCATCATTGATTATCTAGAAAATATATATAAAAATATAAGCTTCGCTACTAATGATGTTAAGAACTTAGTAGAACTTATGAAGCTAGAAACTCAATGATTGCTCTTGAATACCACTCAACTTCTCATATTATAATAGATGGTCCTGAACTCAATATTATAAGAGAACATTTTAGTGTAAAAAATGAAGCTGTTCACTTTCAACGGCGCTTTGGGAGATTTGTACCTCCACGAACATACGTTATAACCAATCAAGGAAAAGTTGAAATTGGTCTACTAGAAGAAATAATTCAATTCTGTGAATCAAAAGATATCCAATTTACAATTGAAGATAAGATTAAAAATATCTTATATCCTTCTTTAACTAAAAATAACGTTACACCATACGATTTAAATTTACAATTAAGAGATTATCAACAAGATATAGTTGACAAATGTATTGGTTATGGGAGAGGTACTGTTATATTAGCTACTGCAGGAGGTAAAACGCTTACAATGGCGAGCTTGTTGGAGTTTTATTATAAAAATTATAGTAAGAACTTCAGATGCTTAGTTATTGTACCAGACTTAGGTCTTGCAAATCAAACAAAAAATGATTTTGAAGAATATAATACATCATTCTCTACATCAAAATGGACAGGTAAAGATAAATTAGATTTATCTACAAATGTTATAGTCGCGAATTTAGGTATACTACAAAGCTCTAAGCAAGACATATCTTGGATCGAGCATATTGATGTGTTAATTGTAGATGAAGTTCATAAAGTAAGGAGAGGTAATAAAGTAAACAAACTCTTCAAAGCAGTTAAGACACATATTCGATTTGGATTCACTGGTACATTACCTCCAGATAATTTAGATAAATGGAATATTTTTGGTAAAATAGGTCCTCAATTATATGAGAAAATGGCTCATGAATTGAGAGTTGACAATCATGTTGCACCAGCTAAAGTTCATGTATTAGAACTAAACTATAATACACCTACAGCAGAAATATATCACGGAACTAATAGTAATGCGTACTATACGCAAGAAAATGAATTTATACGAAACAGCTCTTATAGAAACACATTGATAGCTAAGCTCTGCGGTAAATTAACTAATAATGCATTGATATTGGTGGATTATATAGAACATGGAGAGCGTTTATTAGAAACGCTGCAAACTATATGTGAAGACAAAGATGTATACTTTATACAAGGTAGTGTTGATACAGAACAACGTAAGATTATACAAGACTATATGGAGTCTCAAAAAAACGTAATCGTAATAGCAATTTCAAAAATCTTTTCTACAGGTATTAACATTAAAAACTTACATTATATTATATTTGCTGGAGGTGGAAAAGCTAAGATAAAAATAGTTCAAAGTATAGGTAGAGGACTGCGCTTGCATATTGATAAAGAAGAGCTTATAATCTTCGATATTGCTGATAATTTACGATATGGTCAACGTCATGTCGAGCAACGATTAACTTTATATGATACAGAGCACATAGGTTATACGTTTAAACAATTTTATGAAACCGAGAAGTAAAAAACCAAATAAAAAAACTTACTATGTTAATCCAAAGAGATTTTTACAACTATTAAAAGAGTATTATGAATCAGATGACTTAGTTGAAGAGCTAGCAGAATCTACCAGTAAGATTGCTGTTGGTTTGAGCTATTCTCCGAATTTTATAAACTATAGTTATAAGGATGAGATGATTGGTGACGCAATAGTTAAAATGATTGCTGCTGTTAAAAATAAAAAGTTTAATCTTGAGTCTACATCTAATCCTTTCTCGTACTTTACTACAATTGCTTATCATGCATTTATCAATAGAATTAAAAAAGAAAAAAAGTACAGAGAAACTATTACAGCATATCAAGAGCAATTATATAGTGACTTGGATATAAACGAACCAACATCAAGGAATGCTCCACAAAAAGATTACGATAAAGAGTTGTACACGTAAATGCCTTTAGACTCAACAGATAAAGTTAGTTTCTTCACTGACTTACACTTAGGCTTACATCAAAACAGCGAAAAATGGCATGATGTAACTTATAAGTGGGCAAAGTGGTATACAAAAGAACTTAAACGTAAAAAAATCAAAAAGATAATTTTTGGCGGTGATTTATTTCACTACAGAGACGAAATAAATGTTAAAACATTATTTTTTGCAAATACACTACTAGATCTGTTTAATGATTTTGAAATATTAATGATCCCAGGAAATCATGATGCATATTACAAAGATAACTCTAGTGTTCATTCTTTATCAATATTAAACAATAGATCTAATATAACAGTCTTCGATAAACCTTGTGTTGAGGTAATATCAAATAAGCGCATCGGTTTCTGTCCGTGGGGTACGGAAACAAAAGATATTCCAGATGACTGTGATTTAATAGTCGGTCACTTCGAATTACAAAACTTTAGCTTTAATTCTTTTAAGATTTGTGAGAATGGTATGGAGTCTGCCGATGTATTAAACAAATCTAAGCTAATTTTTTCAGGACATTTTCATAAAAGACAACAGCGCAAGTATGATAACGGTGAAATTGTATATACAGGTAATCCATTTGAAATGGACTTTAATGATATTGGAGATTCAAAAGGATATTATATAATAGATTTAGCTCCCGAAGAAATAGAATATAAATTTTATAAAAACACTATTTCTCCAACTCATGTAAAGGTAAACCTATCCAATCTAGATACACTTAAAAGTATTGCAAAGAAAAAGGGTTGGTCTAATCTCGCAATAAAAGTTGTAATAGATAAAGATGTAAAATCTAATTTATTAGATAAGATTATCGCATCGATAAATTTTGAAGCACCTTTTTCGTTTACTACAGATTATTTACATAAATTTAGCATAGGAGACAACGTCAACCTAACTAATGAATTTGGAGACTTGAATATTAAACAATGCATCATAGAATATATTGAATCTCTTGATGTAGAAGATAAAGTTGAAGTAATTACCAAAACAGTACACTTGTATAATAAGTTTTCATGAAGTACGTAGATTTTAGTTCAGTGAAGATTCGGAACTTTCTGTCCATCGGACAGGATCCAGTTGAAATATCTTTTAAACAAGGTCTTAACGTAATTACTGGTGTTAATAAAGATAAAGAAGACAGAAGAAACGGAGTTGGAAAATCTACAATCGCAGATGCGATACACTTTGCGATTTTCGGTGAAACTATTCGCGAATTGTCAAAGGAATTTATAGTTAATTCTATTAATAAAAAGAATACATATGTAGAATTAAAATTCTGTATTAACGAAAATAATAAGACTAAAAATTATAGAATTGTTCGTAAGTTAAAGCCAACAAAATGTTATCTATATGTTGATGATGTTGATCTCACAGAGAGTACTATTCCAAACACAAATAAAAGAATAAAAAACGTTCTTAACAGCTCTCCTGAGGTTTTTCAGAATTGTGTTATAATGTCTCTCAATACTACTCTACCTTTTATGGCTCAACGTAAAGTAGAAAAGAGAAAGTTCATAGAGGGAATACTTAACTTAGAGATATTTTCTGAAATGTTACTTGCCGCACGATCGGAGTATAACGAGGTACAAAAGAAATACGAACACATTACTAAAGATTTTGATCATGCAAATAATATCTGTAAACTATTAACTGATCAAAAAGAAAACATAATTAGTAGCGTCAATGAACAAAAAAAGAAAATATTAGAGAGAGTTGAAACAATTCAATCTGAAATAGAAGAAAATAAATCTAAAATTAAAAGCATTAATAAAGAGTTGTTTGAAAAGAGTAAAGATAAACTCAAACGTATTAATGAAAAAATTTCCGATATATCTACACAACTATCTAATGTAAAAACAAAAATTACGAGACATGAAACTGAAATAGATTTTCATAATAAAAAACTTAATAATATTGGTACAGCAGATGACGTTTGTCCTACGTGTTTACATCAAATTACCAACAACGACAGAGACCATATTCAAAAAGAAAAAAATAGTATTCTTAAGGATATAAAAAACTGTGAGGATGATATAGTAAGTCTGGATCAACAAATTATTAGTATTAAAGATCTAAAGCAGAATAATATAGATGCACAAAATCAAATTAATCAGTACATCTCTAATATTAAAACCGTAAACAATAATAATAAGCTAGCCAAAGCATATATTAAGAATTTAAATAGCGATTTAGAAAAAAATAATAAAGACTTAAGTGAGTTACAAGATCGTGAGACAAGTGTAGAGATACAAGATTTAGATAATAAAATTAATAACAGTTTAGCTGAAGTTAAACAACTTGAAGATGATTCTAATACAGTATATAAGGGTCTATCGACACTTGAAGTTGTAAAATATATTCTATCAGAAGAAGGTGTTAAGTCTTTTATTGTAAAGAAAATATTAGATGTACTAAACAATAGATTGTTGTATTATCTTCAAAAGATGGACGCGAATTGTATATGTAGGTTCAATGAATATTTTGAAGAAGAAATCGTAAACGAAAAAGGTGAAGATTGTTCTTATTTTAATTTTTCTGGTGCAGAGAGAAAAAATATTGACCTAGCAATATTGTTTACATTCATGGACATGAGAAGGTTACAGGGAGATATTGCATACAACCTAGTTATGTTTGATGAGTTACTGGATAGTTCATTAGATGAAAAGGGTGTAGAGCTTGTACTTAATATTATAAAAGAACGTATTGAGACATATAGCGAGAGTATCTATATTATATCACACCGGAAGGAATCCGTTAAAGCGGCAACTGGTGACGTTGTAGTGTTAGAGAAAAAGAACGGTATCACCAATCGAGTGGATTTACTTAACGAAACGGGATAAATTTATATAATGATTACTCCGTTTCATTCAACGACACAACGGCTACCATTTAGTCCTCCAATCATCAACAATCCGCTAGCGCAGGGTAGTGTACATCAAATTCGTAAACCAAAAGTAACTGCAAAATCAACTACTCACACTGCCCCTGACCTTCCACGAGGAGTAAATTTTTATGCTGATTATTCTGGTTGTGGTCATTGGAGAATGATATGGCCCGAGCTTCTACTTAACTGTTACGGTAAAGCTAATATACAAGGCGGAACAGTAATGATAGGAGATAAAAACTTCTATAAAGGACTTAAAGCTATTCGAATACAGCGACAAGCAACCGAGTCTCAATTAAACTATATTAAATGGCTTAAACAAATACAAGGTGAGTGTGGATTTAGAGTCATTTACGAAATAGACGATCTTATTTTCAAGGAAGATATTCCTCATTATAATAAGTTTAGATTTGCATTTGAGGATCCTAGTATCAGACAAACAAGCATGGAAATCATGCAGATTTGTGACGAGATTACAGTTACGAATCAATTTATGAAGGAGTATTATATAGACAAAACTGGTAACGAAAATGTTACAGTTATACCTAATTTTATTCCAAAATTTTGGATGGATAGATATTATGATTTAAATCAAATTAAAGAAAATTATCAAAAATATAAAAGTAAACCACGAATTGTTTATTGTGGTAGTGGTGCTCATTTTGATGTTGAAAATAATATAAAACAAAAAGACGACTTCTTTCATGTTAATGATGTTATACGAAAAACAGTAGACAAATTCCAGTGGGTGTTTGTTGGAGGTTTTCCTTTAACTCTAAGAGATTTAGTCGCGCAGAAAAAAATTGAATATCATGCATGGACAAATTTGGTTGATTATCCAAAGTTTATTAGCACCTTAAATGCAACAGCGTTTTACGCACCATTAGAAGATAGTAATTTTAATAAAGCAAAAAGTGACTTAAAGTTTATTGAGTCAGCTGCATTTGGTATTCCTTGTATTTGTCAAGATTTATGTACATATGATACTGCGTTTCATAAGTTTAAAACTGGAGATGATCTAATTAATAAAATTGAACACATCACTGGAGATTATAAAAAATATATAAAAGAGAGTAAGCGAGCACGAACATATATGGATAAGCGCTGGATGGAGACTAACATAGATTATTATAAAGAACTTTACTCTCTTCCATATGCAGATAAAGGTCGAAAGTTACTTAATTCCCAAAACGGAATCAGTTGATTTATTTTTAAAATTCTCTTATACTCGTAGCAGTGTACAGGAATTTAGCTTATATACCTAACCAGAGAGTCATGCGACTCTATACATGGGATGAGAATGGGGAACGAATAGAAACTGACTGTCCCTATCAACCGTACTTCTATCATGAAACAAATTCAAATAGACATGATGGTATATCTTTATACGGTACTAAGCTTAGAAGAGTACTATCGAATAGTAATTTAGATCGCCGTAAGCGGATTGAAGATTTAAACGATCATAAGATTTATGAAAACATTACTCCCTATCAACAGTTTCTTATAGATCGGTTCTGGCAAGTAAACGAATCCGATGATTTTACCAAATTCCCATTAAAGATATGGTTCTTTGATATTGAAACATATTCCCCAGATGAATTTCCAAAACCTGAAGAAGCGAGTCATATGATCAATGTTATTACTGTGTATGACACAGTGAAAAAAAAATATTATACATGGGGAATTAATGCATACACTCCAAAATCAGATGACGTTGTATATGTTCATTGTCAATCCGAAACCGACCTATTACAACAGTTTTTAGACTTTTATGTCAAAGATCGTCCAGATATTTTATCAGGATGGAATAGTGAGATCTTCGATGTTCCTTATGTAATAAACCGTGTTAGAAATCTATTAGGAGAAGATGCGACTCGATTATTCTCACCAGTGCATGATGAAATTATGAAGCCGATTTATCAGAGAGTGTATCGTGGTAACTTTGGTATGAATACTACAAAATATGTAGTAGAAGGTGTGTCAATGCTTGATTATCTAGATGTGTATAAGACCTTCAGCATGGGAATGAAAGACAGTTATAAGTTAGATAACATCGCGCATATAGAACTAGGAGAGAACAAGGTAGATATAGGAGAAACTAACCTTGCTGCCCTATCTTTAGAGGATTGGGACAAGTTTGTTGACTACAATATACATGATGTTAGATTGTTAGTCCGACTGGAGGAGAAACTTATGTACATGGATCTTGCCCGGATGTTGTCTTATATAGGTCTAACCCCGTTTAACGCAGCATTAGGTACAATTAGCACTGTTAACGGTAGAGCAATTGTCGAAGCACGTAAGCTAGATCCACCGCGAGTGATCCCAACTTTTGTAAAAGATCCAGGAGATTCTAAAAAGTATGAAGGGGCGTATGTTGGTGAACCACAACGTGGCTTCCAGGAGAATGTTATATCTTTTGATGCGAATTCACTATATCCTAGTGTGATGGTAACACTCAACCTAAGCCCAGAAACCAAGGTAGGCAGCATCGTTGGTACAGATAATGGTAAGGTCTTTGTCAAGACAGTTAATAATAAAGATATTGAGATGTCTTATGAGGATTTTAATAAATGGTGTAAGAAAAATCAAATAGCAGTCACTCGTGCTAAAAAATTATTTTCACAAAAAACTAAAGGAATCTTTCCTAGAATTACAGATCATTTTTATGATCTCCGCGTATTAAAAAAACAAAAATGGAACACCGCTCGTGAAAAATTACATCAGTTAGGTGTAAAATTAGAACAAGAAACAGATGATAAGCTGCGCACAGAGTTACAAAAAAAGATAAAAGATACTAAGCTTAGAGTAGATCAACTGTGGATTGGTCAATTCACTTTAAAGATTCTTATTAACAGAATCTATGGTTATTTTGGTAATAAAATCTCGCAAATGGGTGATGGAGACATCGCAAGATCAATCACACTAACAGGTAGAGATGTGATCAAACAAAGTAATATTATTCTTAGAAACTATGTAAAGAAGATAACAGGGCTAACAGACAGAGACCTAGATAACAACGACCCTATCATATATAACGACACAGATAGCTCATATTGTACAATAACTCCAATCCTCAAACATTTAGGAATACCACTACATAAAAATAATAAAATCGATCCACGAGTATATAAATTGGTACAAGACATTGAAACTGATTTAAACGTTCATATCGAAAAATGGGCAAAGGATACCCTATTAACCAAGGATCCTAGGTTTGTTTTTAAACGAGAATCTATTTGTGATAAAGGTATTTTTTTACAAAAGAAACGGTATGTCTTGCATAAGCTTGACGATGAAGGAGTTGTTTGTAACAAATTTAAATACACTGGAGTAGAAGTGGTTCGTACCACTATGCCCAATGCAATTAAGCCGTATGTGAAGAAAATTATCGAGCATATGATTATGACTGAGAATCAAAATACTACGAATGAAATCTTCGAAGAGACGTATGAAATTTTCAAGTCACTGCCTATAAAAGATATTGCATTTGTGATGGGTGTTAAGAATTATGAAAAATATAGCATACATTCTAGAGATTGGATGGTCAAAAAAGGAACACCAATTCATATTAAGTCCTCTATATATTACAATAAGCTTTTAGATCATTATAATATTTCTAAGAAGCACGAGCGGATTAGTTCTGGTGATAAAATACGTTACTTTTACACAGTAACACCTAATAAATTCGGTTTAAGCTCATTAGGGTTTAAATACAATTTCCCAGCAGAGTTCGAACAAGATTTTAAAATAGACTACGAAAAAATGTTCGACAAAATTGTTTACAGCGTTATTGATCGGTTCTACGAAAACGTGAATTGGAAGTCATTTAAACCTGGCCAAGCGGTGAATTTAGATTTATTTGATTTCTTTAAATTAGAAGTTGCAAATTAATTCTCAGGTTCTATAATACTTGTATGGACATTATCACTTATATTGATAGTATTGGTAGGACGTGCTTCGGAGAGTTAGAAGAACGCACGGATGATGGCATTAAGGTAAAGTCTCC